ATTTGGGCTATTAAACCCGAAACAGTACCCCCTGCGTTACAAATGGAGCATTTAATGACAGTACTATTAGGTATGTTAGGATTAGGTGGTTTAAGAACTTACGAAAAGATTAAAGACAAAGTAAAGTAATGGCAAAGCAGCAGATAGTAGCATATAAAAAAAAACCAAAGGTTAAAAGACCTAACGTACACGCAAAAACTAAAACAAGCGTTTTAAAAAGTAGTAAAAATTATAAAAAATTATACCGAGGTCAGGGGCGGTAAAAATTTCCCTATATTTACATAACTTAAAAACTAAAATAAAATGTCTGAAGAAATGACTATTAGAAATCTTGCGCTTAAAATTGCAGAAGATTTTCAATTAACTGTAAAAGAAAGAACTGATAATCTATTACAATTAGATGCTATTCAATACACAAATCTTGGTACTGATAGTTTAAAAAGTGAAAAAGTTAAAGTCAAATCAGATAGTAAATATATTTATAAGCAAATAAAAACTATTGACCCTGCACTAGGAGAATCATTGATAGTTGCAATGGATTAATATTACTGTTATATAATAAGTAAGTTAATATTATATTATTACTGTAATATTATAAAATAGAAATAAAATTTAATTAAACAAGTAATGCCTAGAAAAATTTCTAGAAAATCTATTGTAAAAAAACTAGATACAATATTTAGTAAGTATGTTAGATTAAAAGATGCTGATGCTAAAGGGTATTGTACTTGTGTTACTTGTAGTAAAAAATATCATTGGAAAGAAATACAGGCAGGACATTTTATATCTCGAAGAAATTATTCAGTAAGATGGGATGAAAGAAATGTAAAGCCACAATGTTATTCTTGTAATGTTATGAGATATGGCGAACAATATAAATTTAGTCAATACTTAGGACACCAATTAAGTGACGAATTATATAGTTTAGGATTAAAAACAGTTAAGTTTTCTGATTATGAACTAAATGATATGATTATTTTCTATAAAAAATTTGTAGATGAATTAGAAACTAAGTACTTTTAACCAACAGTTTATTCATAATATAATTGTTTGTTTGTTTAATTTGAAAGGGCGGTTATTAAATTAATCGCCTTTTTTTTATTAAAAATTTTTGATTACTAATATTTTTTATTAATTTTAGATAAATATTATTAGATATGAGTTTAGCATTAATTGATTTTTTAACAGATGAGGATTTAGAAAAATTATCATCAGACGAAGGACTTCTTGAGGCAACAAGAGAAGCAGCAAGAAAAGAGTTATCATTACGCAAAATTAAACAAAATGACTTATCTTGAAGATTTATTGAGGTTGCGTGACCAAGAGATAACAGAACTACGAAAAAGAGTAGAATTTTTAGAAGCACAGATAGAAGTGCAACAAATTAAATTAAATGACGTATATTATGACGAAAACAGGTAAAATCGTAGCATACCAACCAAATGGTACTGCGGAAATTAAAGGTGCACAGTACAATAGATTTTTAGTGACCTTTGCAGATGGGCAAGAATGGAAATTTTTAGCCAAAGGAGAATTTAAAAAGAAAATTGGAGAAGAAGTACAGTATGAGATTAAAAATGAGCAATATAAAAATGCTGCATTTGTTTCAGAAAAACCTTCTTTTAATGGAACTAGAAACACAAGTACTAATGATAGTATCTTATTGCAAGTATGCTACAAAGAAAATATGCAGGCCTTTGCAAAAGATAATAAAGATATGGTTATTCCAGAAACCAAATCTGATTTTAAAGAATTAAAAGAATTTTTAGCAACCTTAGAAAATTAATAAAATGGATAATAAACTAATAAATGGTTTCTTTGTAAAGAAAGGAAATAAAGATTGGAAAGTAGCAAGTATTGGAGTTAAAGTTGAAACATTTGCTCAAGAATTAATTAAATTAAAAGAACACGCTGCTGAAAAGAAAGGCTTTATCAATATAGATATTTGCGTTTCTAAAAACGGACAATCAATGTATGCAGTTTTAGATGATTTTGTTCCTAATAAAAAAGAGCAAGTTACTTCTTCTCAACATAGTCCAGATAGAGAAAGTGATTTGCCTTTTTAAAACTTCTTCCCTCGTTAGTGTGAAAGGAAACTTTCATTTAACAACCCCCTCGGTTTTTTTATTCTGAGGGGTTTTTTTATATATTTAACAAAACAAACAAAAATGATTATAGATTTTAAAGACCATTTAAGCAAAATAGAAGATGTAAGAAATGGAAAAGTAAAAGAAGGTCTTAGATTAGACATTCAAGAAATAGATGAGTTTATAAGATTTAAACCAAGTAATTTTAATGTAATATTAGGACACGCAAATGTCGGTAAGACAACAGTCATTTTATATTTAATGCTTTTGTATTCAGTTAAACATAATGTAAAGTGGTTAGTATTTAGTAGTGAAAACGAACCTTATACTTTAATAAGAAAATTAATTGAGTTTTTAGAAGGTAATGTAATTAATAAAATAGAAACTGAATATTTTAAAAGCAGAAGCGAGTTTATAAATGCTCATTTCAAATTTATAGACCCTACAGAATTATACTCACACAGAGAGATTTTAAATTTTGCTACGCAAGTAAAAAACGCTTGGGATTATCAAGGTCTATTAATTGACCCTTATAATTCAATGGTGCGAGATACACAATTATCTAAAACACTAAATAGTCACGAATATGATTATGTAGCTTGTAGTGAAATGCGAGTATTTTGTAAAAAAAATAAAGTAAGCATTTGGTTAAACACTCACGCAAGTACAGATGCTTTAAGAAAAAAACATAGTGATAGAGAAGAATATGCAGGACACCCTATACCGCCAATGGCAAGTGATGTAGAGGGTGGAGGTAAGTTTGTAAATAGAGCAGATGATTTTTGGGTAATACACAGATACGTTCAACACCCTACCGAATGGATGAAAAGTATGATACACGTTAGAAAGGTAAAAGATGTAGATACAGGAGGCAGACCAACCCCTATTGATGAACCAATAAAGATGAGAAGTGTTAGAAATAATGTCGGATTTGAAATTAATGGAAAAAATTTACTAGATTTACCAAAAAGAGTTCAAGTAAATATACCATTTTGATACAATTTAATTTTAATAATACAGTTTTTGCTATACAATTTATTCCTGTATATGGATTAGCGGCAGGGTTATTATACTATAATCCTAATTTAGAACCCGACCAAGACAATGTAGATGAAGAAGAATTTTATCAGCAACTTATATTTATGTTTTTTATTTTCGGTATTCATATAACTTGGTTTGATGTATGAGAAGCGTACTTGATTTATTAGCAGATAAACATAATGACTGGGTAAGCATTGTCATAAGTTTTGGATGCAATAAAGATACCGCAGAAGATTTAGTACAAGAAATGTATATTAAGATGCACAGGCTAATTAATTCAGGTACTAATATTATGTACAATGACGATGAAATAAACTATTTCTATGTTTTTAGAACATTAAGAACAATGTTTATTGATTTAACTAGAAAGCAGAAAAAAATAAATATTATTTCAATAGATACTGAAGAATTTATAGAACATTATAAAACACAATTAGATTTAAAAACACAAGTACATTTATCAGACGAAGAAGATTTAATTTTTTTATATAATGAAGTAAACAGAGTATTAGATGATTTGCATTGGTATGATAGAAAAATTTATCAATACATAGAAGATGGCGAAAGTATTAAGTCGTTATCAGATAAAACTAAAATAAGTTACTATTCTATTTATAATACTTATCGTAGAGTTAAAACCGATTTAAAGAAAATAATAACAGACTCAATAAAATTTGAAAAATGAAATTAGGAGATTTAGTAGAAAAAATATTTATTATAACTGGAATTAAAAAACTACATAATTGGATATGGTTTGATATTTTAAAATATGAAAGTTGCGGTTGTAATGATAGGAGAGAAAAATTAAATAACTTAATAATTAAAAGAAATGGCAATAAAAATGACAGAACTCCATTATAATGAATGGACAAAATTTAGGGAATCAGATAAAAATACTTTAACTAAAGATGAGCAAGAATTATTAGGTAGGTTACACGCTTATTATTTTAAACATAGTTATTATTTACCTTGCACCTGTAGTCCTAAAACTTATAATGCTTGGATTGACCAATTAAATACAATATACGAAAACCAGGTTTGAAGATAGATGAAATACATATCTGGGAAAAAGCATTAGTTTCTTTATTAAATTTTGATGAATGGCAATTAGAATGGTGTGGAGGTGGTTATGAGCATTACGATGCTAAAGGTAAAACACCAAAAGGATTTGATTGTGTTATTGAAATGAAATTTAGAAACGATTATTATGAGGATAAAATGATAGAGAAATACAAATACGATAAGTTATTTGAAATGGATTCTAGCATAGTAAAATTATATTTTGTTACCGACCCAAAGGGCAGTTATATGTTTTGGCTAAATAATATAAAAATGCCCGACCCTGTAGATATGTGGTGTCCAGATACTACTTTATGGACAAAAAAAAAGGTACTTAAACCTTGTTATCTTATACCAGAAAATGAAGCTGCTGAAATAAATTATCATATTGAATAGTTATTAAAAAAAATTTAATATCTTTATTCTATGATAACAAATAAACATTATGCACAAATAAAGTTTGACGCTTTAGAAAACGTTGACCTTTGTAATAATCTTTTTACTATGCAGGTTATAATAAGTAAGTGGTCGAAATTAAAAAAAGATAATGAAGAATTAAATCAATTAAAAGAAGCACTTATAAAAGTAACTTTAATTTCAAATAAACTTATTTATGAAAAAGAATTATTTTATAAAGCAGTATCGGAATATAGAGAAGATAAAATAAGAGCAGTAGAAAGAGCAAGAAGGAGTGAAGAAGAATTAGTACAATTAAAACAACAAACACAGATTAAATTATGAAAAAACAATTTCACGAAGATTTTTATAAAAGTCTTGAAAAATGCACAAAGCAAGAACTAATTGAAAAATTAGAAGATTGGGATAAAAGATTAGATAGAATGAAATGGAAGTTAGATTGTAGCGGATTTTATTCAATAAAAATATTTAAAAATAAGAAGCTAGTAAATACTTTAGATTTTACTTGGGATGACAATCCTCACGGATGCCAATGGGATGACATAAAAGATCTAGCACAAAATTTAATGAATGCTTATCAAGATTATGAAAGTTTAGTAGAAACAGAAATTATAATAAAAGATGATTGGGATGAGCGGATTTGATACAATAAAATTATTAGATGGTTCTGTTTGGGATAAGCAAGAACTTATAAGCAATATGGATAGTGATGAGTTTTACTATCAGTTATGTGGCAAAAATATGCTTAGTAGCAGTAGCGCAAAATTACTATTAGATTCATATAAAAAATATTATTATGTAACTAAGTATGGCAATGAAGAAACACAGGCATTGAGAGATGGTTGGTTATTTCATACTGCTATATTAGAACCTGATGTATTTGAATCTCAAGTTTTTATTGATGTAGAAAGTAAAAATACTAAAACATATAAATTAGCTAAAGAACAAAACGAAGGCAAAATATTTACTATAAAAGAAAAACGAGAAGCAGAAAGATTAGCAGATGCGTTTTTGAAAAATAGTATTTTAGTTAGCTTATTGAGTAAAGCACAATTTGAAGTTCCAATAGCAGGAGAAGTTATGGGAATGCCATTTAGAGGAAAGGCTGATATTATTACAAAAGATGGAGGCATTATAGATTTAAAAACGACAACCAATGTTAAAAGTTTTAAATACTCGGCACGAAATTATTCTTATGACCTTCAATGTTATATTTACTGTAATTTATTTAATATACATTGGAAAGATTTTAAATTTATAGCAATAGATAAAGATACACTTGTTTCTAAGTATTGTGACGTTTCAGAGGAATTTTACTACGAAGGAGAACGAAAATGCCAAGAAGCAATACACGAGTACTTAGATAATATAGATAAAGATTTAGATGAATATTTAATACGAGAAACGTTATGAATGATACAAGTCATATAGATTATATGGTAGCACTACTTAAAAATATGAGTGGTATTGATGTATTTCAAAATTCAAGAAAACGACATATAGTAGAAGCTAGAGCCTTAATAATATATATTTTGAGAGAAGTACACAGTTTAACCTATTATCAGATTAGAGATTATTTTAGAGAAAATGGAAAAGCGTTTGACCACGCTACTGCTTTACACGCTTATAATAATTACTTAATGTATTCTAAATACAATCCAAAACTTAATGTATGGTTTGAAACTTTATTACACACTAGTAATAATGCACAAGCAAAAAAAATACAAGCAAAAAGACTAATAGATGTTCTTAGTCCAACAGTAGCAGAAATTTTTACTTATATGGTTCGCAATGTGATTAAATGAAAAAGCAATTAAGTTTATTTGAGTATGAAAACAATTTTTTAAGTGAGTTTGTAATACCTTGCTATTGGAATTGTAATGATTATACTACTGTTTATTTATACGGATACGGAATTAATCGTAGAGGTCAAATTAAAAATATGAGTACAAATAAATTTATGAAAGCTAGAGGGGATAATTACTTAAGAATTAATCCTACTGTAGATGGAAAAAAACACGAAGTCTATTTACATAGAGTAGTAGCCTGTACATTTTTAAAATGCCAAGATAGAGAATTATATTGCATAGTTAATCATATAGATGGTAATAAAAAAAACAATCATTTTACAAATTTAGAATGGTGCAATCATTCTCAAAATATATTACATTGGTACAAAGAAGATAAGAATCAATTAAAATTGCTATGAAAGTAAGTATAAATAAAATAAAACCTAATCAAGATAATCCTAGATTAATTAAAGATTATAAATTTCAAAAGCTAGTAAATTCAATTAAAGAGTTTCCTGAAATGCTTGAAAAAAGACCTATTGTCGTAGATGAGAATATGATAGTTCTAGGAGGTAATATGAGATTAAAAGCGTGTCAAGAAGCAGGATTAAAAGAAGTTGATATAACTATTGCAGAAGGTTGGACTGATGCACAAAAAAAAGAATTTATTATAAAAGACAATGTAGGTTTTGGAGAATGGGATTGGGATTTACTTGCTAATAATTGGCAAAGTGAAAAATTAAATGATTGGGGTCTTGAAGTTTGGGTAAATGAAGATTATAATGTAGATGATTTTTTTACTGAAGAAAAAGAAAAAGAAGAAATATTTAAAATAGTTTTAGAATATACCGAAAATGATTATAATAAAGTAATAGATGCTTTTAATAAATTGTCAGGTTCAAAAGAAAATATTATATATAATTTTTTAATAAAAGAATGAAAATATATTTAGCAGGACACGGAACTCGACACGCTCATTGGGTAGTAGATAAATTTTATAATTTTTATAGATTGCAATCTTACCACTATGTAAATGAAACAGAAAAAAACTTACATACAAAATATAAAGATTTTATTTTAGATAGTGGTGTATTTAGTTATTTAACATCTAAGAAAGAACAAGCTAAGACAACGGATTGGGAAGAATATATTCATAAGTATGCTAAATATGTAAGAGAACAAAATATTAAAAATTATGTAGAAGTAGATATTGATACGGTAATAGGATTAGATGGAGTACAAAAACTAACAAAAAAACTAGAACAATTAGTTGGCTGGGCATCAATACCTGTTTGGCATTTAAATAGAGGTTATGATAATTGGTTAAAACTTTGCAAAGATTATGAGTATATTTGCTTTGGAGCATTTTTAACTGACAATTTACCATCAAGTAAATTTCCTATGATAAATAAGTTTTTATTAGATGCGGCTAAAGAAAAAACAAAAGTACACGGATTAGGTTTTACTCAAATGAGTTTATTACCTAAATATAAATTTTATTCTGTTGATAGTACCACTTGGTCATCAGGACATAGATACGGAGAGGTAAATAAATTTAATGGAACAATAATAGAAAAACATAGATATCCAAAAAGAAGAATTGCTGACCCTTATAAATTAAGTAGATACAATTTTTATGAGTGGGTAAAATATAGTGAGTATGCAGAAATTAACCTTTAAAAATTAAATTATGAGTGATTATATTCCAATACACGGATCAATGAAAAGACCTGCGGGACCTGATGTAGGCATAAGAGAAGTTAAAGATGGTAGACAAAATTGGACGGGTGGTACTTTAATTGTAGAAATTACTACAGAAGAATTTACTTCAGTATGTCCAACAACTGGTCAGCCAGACTTTAATCATATTACTATTAAGTATGTTCCAAATAAATATTATATAGAATCTAAAACAATTAAATTTTACTTATGGAGTTTTAGAGATTATGGTGCACATTGTGAAACTTTAGCAAAATTAATTGGTGAACAATTATTTTCTGCTATTGAACCTAAAAGTATTGAGGTTATTGTTAATCAATTTCCTCGTGGTGGAGTAAAAATAATTTCAAAATATATAAAATGAAAAAAGCATTAGTATTATTATCAGGAGGGCAAGATAGTACAACTTGTCTTTACTGGGCAAAAAATGAATTTGATTTAGTAGAAGCAATAGGTTTTGATTATGGGCAGAGTCATATTCAAGAATTAGAACAAGCAAAAAAAATTGCTAAAGATGCAGGAGTTAACTATAAAATTTTTAATGTAAAAGGATTATTAGCAAAATCTTCATTAACTGAGCATAGCGACCATAATCAAGCAAGTTATTTAGATAAAGAATTACCTGCTAGTTTTACTGCGGGAAGAAATATCTTATTTTTAACTATAGCTGCTAGTTACGCTGCTGAAATAAAGTGTAATGATTTAATTACTGGTGTTTGCCAAACTGATTATAGTGGTTATCCTGATTGTAGAAAAACAACTATGGATGCTTTACAAACAACCTTTTCATTAGGATTAGGGGCGGGAGATTATAGAATCCATACACCTTTAATGTATCTTGATAAAGCAGAAACTTGGCAACTTGCTAATAAGTTAGAAATATTAAACGTTATAATAAATGACACTATGACTGATTATAATGGTGATATGACTAAAAATGAATGGGGTTATGGTAATAAGGATAATCCTGCAACAAAATTAAGAGTCAACGGTTATTATAAAGCAAAAGAATTAGGTTGGATATGATTCGTATAAGAAAAAAATATCATTACTATGCAGGACACCGTAATAAAAATGCAGGAGAAAAATGCGGTAGGTTACACGGTCATACTTATGATATAGTTTGCGAATTTAAATTTACACAAATAACAGATGGTGTAACAATGCTATTTTCTGATATAGACAAAATAGCAGAACCCATTATAAAAAAATATGACCATTATTTTATTCTATTTGAAGAAGACCCGCTAATAGATGTATTTAGATTGGTTAATGAACCTTTTATATCTGTTCCGTTTGAAACAAGTGCAGAAAATATGGCTATTTGGATATTTAATAGAATTAAGAACGAAGGTAAGTTACCAATAGTGAAAATAGAATTAGCAGAAACGAAATCAAGTACTATTATATATGAGCAAGATAGCAATTAGTGAAGTTTTTTACTCTATTCAAGGAGAAGGAAAAACAGTAGGCATACCGAGTGTATTTATTAGATTAGGAGGATGTAATTTGATGTGCGGAGGTATGGGAACACAATTTGATAAGGAATTGCATAATGGAGCAGAGTGGAGATGCGATACAGTAGAGGTATGGATGAAAGCACAGAGCAAAGAAATTAATAAAGTATTACCTAATGATTGTATTCAAGCAATAAGAAATGGAGCGCATATAATATTGACAGGAGGCGAACCATTAATGCAACAAACACAATTAGAAGAATTTATTAAGTATGTTAAATTTGAATTAGGTATAGAGGAGCCATTTTTTGAAGTAGAAACTAATGGAACAATACTGCCTAGCGAGTATCTTTTGAATAATATTAGTTTATGGAATTGTAGTCCTAAGTTAGCTAATAGTGGTAATGATAAAAGTATTACATATAAACCTGATGTAGTTAAAGAATTAAATAAGTTTAATACTATTTTTAAGTTTGTTGTTAGTAAGGATAAGGATTGGGAGGAAATAAAAAAAGATTATTTGTATTTAGTTGATAGAGAAAAAGTTTATTTAATGCCAGCAGGAGAGAATCAAAAGCTATTAAATCAAAATAAAAAAACAGTAGTAAATTTAGCTAAAGAAAATTATTTAAACTTTACTACTAGATTACATATAGATATATGGAACAAGAAAACAGGAGTATAATTAAATGGAAAGAAGTATTTAATAGAGCAGACTTCTTAAAAAGTAAATTTCCACCTAATACTAAATTTTACGGAGTACCTAGAGGTGGGCAAATAGTTGCAGGTATTTTAGGAGATGCAGTTGATACTCCTGAAGAAGCAGATGTTATTGTGGACGATATAATAGATAGCGGAGAAACGTTTAATCAATATAAAAAATACAATAAACCATTTGCATCACTAATAGACAAGAGAGAAGAATATCAAGGAGAATGGGTAGTGTTTCCTTGGGAAAATGAAAACGGAAATATAGAAGATAATGTTACTCGTTTGTTACAATACTTTGGTGAAGATGTAAACAGAGAAGGTTTAATTGAAACACCTAAAAGATATGTTAAGTTTTTTAAACAATTTTTAACTATCCCAGAATGGAACTTTACTACATTTAGTAGCGAGGGTTACGATGAAATGATAGTACAAACTAACATACCTTTTTATTCTTTATGCGAACACCATATAGCACCTTTTTTTGGTTATGGTCATATTGCTTATATTCCAAACACTAAAATAGTTGGATTAAGTAAATTAGCCAGAACGCTTGACTTATTTGCTCATAGATTACAAAACCAAGAAAGAATAACTACACAAATAGCAGAATACTTACAAGAACAATTAGACCCAAAAGGAGTTGCGGTTTCTTTATCGGCAAAGCATATGTGTATGGAAATGCGAGGTGTTAAGAAACACGACACTTGGACTACCACTACAAAACTATTAGGAGTTTTTAGAGATGAACAAGAAGCTAAGTTAGAATTTTTTAACTCTATTAAAAAATGAACAAAACCGAACACCATAAAAAAGCAATATTAGAAGCATTAGAAAAATCACTTGGAGTTGTTACTACTGCCTGTAAGCAAGTTGGTGTAGGTAGAACACAATTTTATGAATGGTTAAAAGACCCTGAATTTAAAGCAGAGGTAGATGACATTCAAGATGTAGCTTTGGATTTTGCAGAAAGTCAGTTACACAAACAAATACAAGATGGGAATACATCGGCTACTATATTTTACTTAAAAACTAAAGGTAAGCGCAGAGGTTACATTGAAAGACAGGAAATTACTGGTGCTGATGGATTACCTAATGATATTAAAATAAATATAATTAAAAGTGGTACGACAAGCCACGATTGATACTAACATTGTCTGTGAACATTTAATAGAAACAGATAAGAAAATAATAGTTGAGCAAGGGGGTACTCGTTCAGGCAAAACTTATAATATTCTTATTTGGATAATATTTTATTACTGCGCCGAAAATACAGGCAAAACAATTACTATTTGTAGAAAAACATTTCCATCTCTTAGAGCCTCAGTAATGAGAGATTTTATTACAATTCTTCAAGATAAACAAATGTATAGAGAAGAAGCGCACAATAAATCTTCTAATGAGTATATTTTATATAATAATCTAGTTGAGTTTATTTCATTAGACCAGCCACAAAAAGTAAGAGGTCGTAAAAGAGATTTGTTATTTATAAATGAAGCTAATGAATTATATTGGGAAGATTGGCAGCAATTACTATTTAGAACAAAAGAAAAGATAATAATTGATTACAACCCTTCAGACGAGTATCATTGGATTTATGATAAAGTAATTCCTAGAGATGACTGCGATTTTTATATTACTACATATTTAGATAATCCATTTTTAGGAGAATCAATAAAACAAGAAATAGAAAGATTAAAAGATACTGACGAACAGTATTGGCAAGTTTATGGATTAGGCATAAAAGGTGTTACTAAGTCAACTATATTTAGATACATAGAAGTAAACCAAATACCCGAATCAGCTACATTTCTTTCTTATGGAATGGATTTTGGTTATACAAATGACCCTACTACTTTGGTAGCAATATATGTAGATAACTATAATCTTTATGTACAAGAGCATTTATATAGAACATTGATGACTACTACTGATATTCATAACTTTTTAAAAGGATTGAATATTAATAGAGAAATGATTTGGGCGGATAGTGCCGAGGTTAGATTGATAGATGAACTTAGAAGGATGGGTTGGAACATAAAGCCAAGTATAAAAGGTAGAGATAGTATTAATGCAGGAATAGATTTGCTAAAAAGATATAAAATACACATTACTTCTAATAGTGAAAATATGATACAAGAATTTAGAAATTATAAGTGGCAGGAGGATAGAAATGGTAAAATGATTAATATTCCAATAGATAATTATAACCACAGCATTGATGCTCTACGCTACGGAACATATAGCATTTTAAGCAAACCAAACTTTGGTAAGTATGCTATTCGATAAAAAAAATATAAAATAATTTGGATTTATTAAAAATCTTTAATAATTTTAGGTATAACAAAAACAATTATACAAATGAAAAATTTAACAAAAACACAATTTAATCAAATTTTAAATTTAAAAAGTGATTTAATTTTTAAAGGTATTGATGGTAAAGTATTTTATAATTTAGTGTACAATAAATACTCTAAAACTTTAATACATTATCCTAAAGTAGTAGAAATCTTAAATCAATAAAAAAACAGGGGGAGGCAACTCCCCTATTTTAAAACAAACAATTATGAAAATTTTTAGTAAAGACACAAAAGCAATGTTAAATGACTATTTACAATGGTTTAGTTTAAAGAATTTATTTTTATCAATATTATTAGCTTTAGTTAATATTGGTGGATTTATTTTAGTAACAGAATTATTTATGATAATTAAATACGATTTATAATGGAATATAATGGTTGGACTAACTACGCTACTTGGCGAGTAAAATTAGAAAATTTCGATGACACTACTTATATGAGTGAGTTGTGGGATAACTATGGCAGACCCGATGCCTATGACTTTGGTAATAATCTTAAAAAGTATTTAGAGGAAATTATAACAGAGCAATCTGATAGTAAGGGTATTGCTCAAGATTATGCTTTAGCGTTTATTCATAACGTAAATTGGGAGGAAATAGCCGAATCTCTTATAATAGATTTTGGTTATGAAGAAGGGTACGGATTACAATCTTATATGGTTTAGTTTTTCATTTGTTTATTTTTGGTTAATTTAGGGCAGTCATTTGACTGCTCTTTTTTTATAAACCAATTTTAAAGATACGTTATATAGATATGAAATTACATTTACAAGTTCCCGATACGCTAGATGATATTACTCTTGCTCAATATATTGAGTTTGATAAAGTAAATATTGAAGGCAATCAAGATACTGTTTTCTTAATGCAAAAGACAATAGAGATATTTTGTAGAGTAAACTTAGACCTTACACTTCAAATAAAATATAATGACTTAGTAGATATTTCAAATCATATTTACAAGCTATTAGATAGTTCTCCAGAACTAATACCTATATTTAATTTAAATGGTGTTGAGTATGGATTCATTCCTAAACTAGATGATATTACGTTGGGAGAGTATATTGATTTAGATAACTATATGGGTAACTGGTCTGATATGGCTAAAGCTATGTCTGTAATGTATCGACCTATAACATATAGAAAAGGAGAAAGATATTTAATTGAAGAATACGATGGTAGCAAATATGCAGAAGCAATGTATAGTGCGCCTCTAAGTGTAGTGCTAAGTGCTATGATTTTTTTTTACAATTTAAGGAAGGAGTTGTTAAATCTTTCCCTGAATTGTTTGAAACAGGAAATGGGGGAGACCTTAACTATGGAGCAATTGAAAACTTTGGAAGTAAATGGGGTTGGTATCAATCAATCTTTGCATTATCTAACGGAGATGTTGAACGATTTGAAAATATCACAAAACTCGCAGCTTTAAAATGTCTTACAATGTTAGCGTTTATGAAAGAGAAAGCAGAGTTAGAAACGCAACAAATAAAAAAAATAAATAAAGGTTTATGAGCCAACAAGGAACAAGAGCGTTTTATCAAATAACACAAACACTAAAAGACCAACTTTTAGAAGATGTTAATGTTAATACAGTAACCTTTGGTAATATTACCGATATAGATTTGAGTAAACAAACTATGTTTCCCTTATCTCATATCATAGTAAATAATGTTACTTTTTTAAATAATACAGTAAATTTTAATATTTCTATACTTTCTATGGATATTGTAGATATAAGCAAAGAAGAAACTACTGATATATTTAGAGGCAATAACAATGAGCAAGATGTTCTTAATTCAATGTTAGTGGTACAAAATAGATTAGCATTAGAATTAAAGCGTGGAGATTTATTCACTAATAAATATCAATTACAGGGTAGTCCTGTTTGTGAACCCTTTACCGATAGATTTGAGCATCAAGTAGCAGGATGGGCAATGACTTTTGATTTAATTACTAATAATGATATTTCAATATGCGATTAGACGAAGTTAGAGAGGTTTTAAGAAGGTTTGCGACAAAAGTAATATCCGAGGCTAAGAGCAACTTAAAAAGTGCAAATAAAAGCAGTTCTGGTAATTTAGCAAATTCATTAACTTTTGATTTGTCAGATAATGAAACAGAATTTATATTACAATTTTTAGGAGAAAAGTATGGTAAGTATATTGATAAAGGTGTTAGGGGTGCTATAAAACCTTATTCAGGTCAAGATGCGGCACAACAACCCTATGATAAAAAAACTGTATATGCTTACACAGATAAAATGCCACCACCAAGTAAATTAGATAAGTGGATAGTTAAAAAAGGATTAGCACCAAGACAAAAAGGAAAATTCACAGGAAGAAAAATAAGTACAGTAGGTTTTGAAAAATCAATACAATTTTTAGTAGCAAGAAGTATTTACAGTAAAGGTATTAAAGCAAGTTTGTTTTTTACTAAACCATTTGAGAAACATTTAAAAACATTAGAACAAGACCTATTTAAAGAGTTTGATATTTCAATAGATAATATATTCAACAAATGAGTAGAAAAATAAACGTTAGAAGTCCTTTTTATTTACATTTAGATGAGCCAATAGTTCCTCTACCTGAATTTACTTGTGCTACTGCTTTCCCTAGAGGATTAAGTGATACAGGATTTGCGATAAATAATCAAGGTGTAATAACAAACCCTTCTCCTGTTTATGGAGTATTTATTTCTATAACTAGTACTGATGGAGATTATAGCAATGGTAAGTACGCAACAGTAACAAGTGATACCACTAGAAGCGTAGTAGCGAGAGTAAGAATACCTTCGGGATTTTCTAATACAAGTGCAGTTTATAAAGATTGTACTATTAGCGCAATACAACCTGGGTTAACTACAAGCGTAGTAGAGCCTACTCCTTGTACTCCTTCGGTAACTACAAGTGGAAGTATATCGGGGGTAACTTTAGATAGTGGGGGTAGTTCTACAACAATAGACCTTTCAGGTTATTTTAATGGCGAAACTACTTACCACGTTAGTAATCCAAATCCTACATTAGTAAGCACTTCTATTTCTGGTAGTAATTTAATTATATCTTCTAACGTTATTGGCGGTTCTACTACTGTTTATGCTATTGCAAGAGATGGAAGTTATCCAACTACTTGTGAAGCAGTACAACCTATATCAGTAACAGTAAATGTAGTAGGCGCACCTACTGCCGATTGTGATACTTCGCCTTTAACTGGTGGGGGTATTGATGCTGATGGTAATTTAACTTTGCCTTCTACAACGTTTACAATCAATACACCTTACCCAAGTACAAGCGCAAATACAACAGGAAGTTCTAGAACAGTTACTTTAACATTTAGTTTGACTGTACCAAGTGGGTATGCTAATGCAGGTGCTACTTTAAGTTGTGATAAGGATTTTGTTCAACCCGCTCAAAATATAACACCCGATTTTAGCTGTACTATTGCAGGTTTAACAGGGCAGTCAATTAGTAAAAACGGTGCTATTTATAAAGGTAGCGCAGCAGTTGGTACTATTGCAAGTTTTAGTCCTGTAGGCTTTGACACAGTTACAAGCGACACAAGTAGGTTAGTTACTTTTACAATTACAATACCTAGCGGATACAATAACGCAGGGCAGACAATTACTTGTGATAAAACACTTATACAACCTGCCTCAGTTGGAGATTGTGGTTTAAATCAATTTTATATAACAACAGGCAGACCAAGTACAGGAAGTTTTTGTGATGGCACTTATGCTACCTCAGTATTAGTTAATTCAACCGCTACAACCTTACCTGAATTGATGGGTACTAAAATATGTAAAAACGGAACACCTTTTAATGGTGGAGGTTTGTATTATGGTGTGTTAACTGGTTATATTATTTCTGCTGCAGGTGTTGGTGTAGGTAATTTTTATGTAATACAAATAGACACCACAGGAATAGTACTTAGTGTAGAAATACACAGGTGCGATGAAGTAGGCGGAGATGGACAAGGTTCAATACTTTTATAAGATATGGCACTAAAAAGAATAGAATTAAAGTTGTACGTTTTTGATGGTTTAATAACAAACAAACCCTCAACACCACAGTACGAAATTAACAAGTCGGTAATTAGCACTCATAATAATATTACAGTTGAGATTGGGGAACTTATTCGAGATTATATAAATATTACATTTAACGATGATTATTTAAGTCATACTAAATGGGTAGAGGCAGTAGTTACTTATTTTGACCAAGCAGACCAACCTTATACATATAATAACCCCGAAACTTTTCAGTTTATTGCGACAGATGGTTATGGATATTATCAGGATGGAACTAATCCTGAATTAGAAAGACACGCTTTAATTAGTGCAAATGATATTTATTTACCCGAAAATACCGCAGGTAAGCTACCAATCTTTGCTGAAGGAGTAGGGAAAGTAACGATAGATAGCGTTGATACGCAAATAACTGACAACGGAAATACTAATCAAAAAATACAATATGTGGACATTCCTTCCAATAGCAGTACTATTCAGATTTATGATACGAATGATACTACATTATTAAAAACTATTTCTGTTACTAATATTTGCGAACCTAAGTTTACTCCTTACAAAGTTACTATGGTAAACAAGTTTGGTGCATTTGAAAATTTATACCTGTTTAAAAAATCAGTAGAAAGTTTTCAAGTATCAAGTGACTTATATAAAAGAAATTTAATTAGTAATTCTACCTCTACTTATTCTATTAACGAAGGACAAAGAGAGAGATACAATGTTAATGCTAATACTTCTCTTGTTTTAAATACTGGTTTCATTAAAGAAAATATGAATAAAACTATTGAAGAATTGTTTCTAAGTGAAAATGTATGGATAAGATATGAAAACAAAACTCTACCTATTATTCCTAAATCAGAATCTTTAGAATTTAAAACAGTATTGAA